GTAAAAAACAAGCACTAGCGGCAGATATATACTGCCGACAAGCCATTGGTGAGCGCGGACGAACAGAATCATTTTATGAAATCATAAACATGAAACTACAACCCAAAATAGACCAGTACAACTCAGTTACAGCCGAACTGGAGAAATGTGTAAATCAGGCTAAATATATGCAAATTAAGGGATTTAATAATGAAACTGCAAGAACTATCGGCTCCAACGCCAAGTAAGCAAATTGCCAAAGTATTCGAAAGTTACTTTGGTAGCCGCATTCGCTTTGACCAATTAACACGTGGGCAAACTCAATCAATGTTGGGCAAGGTACGTGGTATCTTGGACGAGCACCGCAAGACTTCTGCACGTCACAGCAGTCAACAAGATCCGCGCTATCTGCAATTGGTAATGATGGAACAGGCGTTGACTACTCGTTTGCAAGAAAATGTCATGCCTCCTACACCTGGTGCAGCTCCTGCCACTGGCGGACAACCTGCTGTGGCCGGTGCAATAGCAAAAGATCCTAAACTGGCAGCCGCATTGAAAAAATCAGCTGCTGGTCAGTCATTAAATCCTGAAGAACAAAAATTAGTAGCTGGCGCCGCAATGATGCAAGCTGAAAGCCGATTCCGTAGAATGGCACGCCGACTGAACGAAAGCGAAGTGCAACAAGCACAAGTGGTGTTGGCCGCACAAGACATGGTTGACAAAATGCAAGGCATGTTGGAAGATGTGAGTGAATTGCAATTCAAAGAATTGCCAGCCCTAGTTGATTCAATCAAGAATCAAGTTGGAGTTGATCAAGCCGCACAATTCAACGCAGATGCTACAAGTGCATTAACAGGGTTGTTGCAAAACATTCAAGGTGCCAAGCAACAACTTGACGCCGCATTGAATGTGGTAACTGGTGCTGCTCCTGCTGGTGCTGCAGCCGCTGGTGCTATGGGTGCTGACATTGCCGCAGGAGCAGGTGATATGGCCGCCGCGGGTGCTGACATGGCCGCCGCGGGCGACATGGGTGCTGAGATGGGTGCTGATGCAGAATTAGATGCCGCTGCCGCTGAAGCTGGTGCTGAACCTCCTGCTGCCGCGCTAGGCCGCGCCAAGAGATAATGAAAATCTTTGAAGTTGATATGGGTATGGCAACGCCTAACCCAGCACAACTGTCGGGCCTAGTACAGTTTCTCAATGGCCGTGCCAACGATACTAATGCCCGAAAAGAAATCAGCCAGAATGCATTTATCAAACTGGCCAATGACCTGGACATCAACATCACTGCCCAAAATCTAGCCGATATTGTGAGTCAAGAGCCACTGAGCAACTTGTTGGAACCCATGGATCCAAATACAGGTATGTTGATGTTTAAAGGTGCCGGACAACCAGATGTTGCCATGCCAGTAAATAAAGCACAGGACATTGTGGCCAGTGCAGCCAAATCGGCCATGAATCGAGACCGCGGCGTCTAACCAAACCAGTCAACCAAAGGTTGACACGAAACGTTAAATATAGTATACTCGACTATAGGAGGCGTATATGAAAAAACTCATTGCATTAGTTTTGATTACCCTAAGTGCCACAGCAATGGCACAACATCACCATCACCGTCATAACGGATGGGGATATAATGGGTGGATTGCTCCGGTGATAGTTAGTGGTGTAATTGGGTATGAAATTGCTCGCCGTCAGCAACCAGTAATTGTACAGCAACCAGTAATTGTACAGCCTGCTCCATACTATGGGCAGATTCCGGTTCAATCTTGTACTGCCTGGAATGAGATACAAACAGCAGACGGTAGAATATATAGAGAAAGAACCTGTACACAATGAACGCAGATATAGAACTAACCTTTGACGAATTTCGTGAGTGGGCACTATCACAAGGTGCCGACGAAGTGTTGGTTCGAGAGTGGGCAGCCAATCATGAGTCTGATAATCACCAACATCCATTCGCAGCCAAAGCACATGTGGCTCGGGGTGAAATGTGGCTAAGTATTGAAGGAGTCACAAGACACCTGACCAAAGGCGACAACTTTGGGTACAACAGTCATGTGTGGCACAGTGAAAAGTATGGTCCTGAAGGTGCAACTTTCTGGATTGCGAGATTTAATTAAAATTGGAGAAATTATATGGCCTATTCACCGCAGTTGATCGACCACTACGAAAATCCACGCAACGTGGGTAAATTTGAAATCGACGACACAGTTGGCACCGGCATGGTTGGTGCACCTGCTTGCGGAGATGTCATGAAGTTACAGATAAAAGTAACAGATGGGATTATCACAGATGCAAGATTCAAAACATATGGCTGTGGGTCGGCCATTGCAAGCAGTAGCCTTGTTACAGAATGGGTCAAAGGTCGAACACTTGAGGAAGCAGGATCCATACGCAATAGCGAGATTGCTGAAGAGCTTGCTCTCCCCCCAGTCAAAATCCACTGCTCCATTCTTGCCGAAGACGCCATCAAAGCCGCAGTAGCAGACTATCGCAAGAAGCATGATCTCGTTCAGTGACACCGCACGAAACAAAATACAAAAATTAGTCACAGCCAAAGGCTATGCTGGCATTCGACTTGGGGTTAAAACCACAGGTTGCTCCGGGCTTGCTTATGTGTTAGAGTATGTTAGAGAATACACAGACGAACAGTATGTTATCAATTATGCACAACCTGAGTTTGTAGTACTAGTAAATCAAAAAGACAACGTGTATCTTCAAAACATGACAGTAGATTACGTGCGCCAAGGTCTTAATGAAGGATTTGAGTTCTCTAATCCCAACGAACGTGACCGTTGCGGTTGTGGGGAAAGTTTTCGAATATAGTTGACAACTGGACTATAATAGTCTATAATTGACTATAATTATGTATAACCCAAAATTTGATTACCAGCCCATTCCCAGAGTCACAATAGAGGGCCGGCGTTACTATGCCACTCCAGACGGTCAAAACTTACCGTCAGTGACCACAATCCTAGACAAAACCAAAAGTGAAGCCAGCAAGGCGGCCTTGCACAACTGGCGCCGATCAGTAGGCGAAGCCAAAGCACAACAAATCACAACTGAAGCGGCCAATCGTGGCACACGCATGCACACGTACCTGGAACGTTATATCAAAGAAGGTGCTGTTCCACCTCGTGGATCCAATCCTTTCTCTTGGCCCAGTCATATCATGGCAGAAACTGTGATCAGGGACGGACTCAAAAATGTTAACGAGTTTTGGGGTATCGAAGTTCCATTATATTTCCCCGGGGTATACGCAGGCACAACAGATGGCGCGGGTATGCACCTAAATGAAGAAGCCATTTTAGACTACAAACAAACCAACAAGCCCAAAAAGCGCGAGTGGATTGACGATTACTTTGTGCAACTTTGCGCCTATGCAGAAGCACACAATGAATTACACGGCACACGGATACGCAAAGGCGTTATTTTGATGTGCGTAAAACCCGACTTGGATGAGCAACACAATATTGTCGGTCGACCACAATATCAGGAATTTGTGCTGGAAGGCGCAGAATTTGAGAAATATCGCACCCTATGGTGGAAAAAGGTCGAACAGTACTACATGCTAAATATGTGATATCCTAAGGACTATTATTGTGGCAATTGTACAAATCTCGAGAATAACACAACGCAAAGGTCTTGCTGCTGACCTACCGCAGCCACTGGCTGGCGCAGAACTAGGCTGGGCAACAGACGAGCGCAAACTCTACATAGGAAATGGCACCTTGGCAGATGGTGCTCCTGTGATTGGTAACACAGAAGTTCTTACTGAATTTTCAGACGTGCTGGCTTTTGCCACAGCATACACTTATCAAGGTCAATCTGCCAGTTATGTTGTACAAACTGGCCTCACACCCAGTACTCCAGTCAGTCAAAGTTTGCAAAGTCGACTTGATAGCGATGCAATAATCACAGACTTTGGTGCCACTGGCAACGGGTCACTTGACGGGTCTGGAACAGATGTCACTGCCAACATAAACAATGCCTTGTATCAATTGTATTGTCGACAGGTAAACCCACAAATTCGCCGAACTTTGTACTTCCCTGCTGGAGTTTACATAATAAGCGATACCTTGGAGATACCACCTTATTGTGATTTGCAAGGTGACGGACCAGAAAGCACCATCTTTTACTTTTATGTGCCGACATGGACCAGTACAATTGCCTATGCCAGTGGGGTACTGGTGTATGACTCAGCATCTCTCACATATTACAGAAGTGTAACGGCAGTGCCAGCCGGTCAAGTTGTGGTTGCCAATCCCACATACTGGACTGCCACAACATTGCCTGAATACATTTTTAGAACCGCGGACAGTCTCCAACAAACCGGTGCCAACATAGGCACCAATGGTGCTTTGCCACCAGGATTTTTCACCATGTCTGGCATGAAGTTTATGACCAATCAAACACATGATGGATGTTTGATTCAAGGTGCACAAGACTGTGCTTTTGAAAATGTGAATATTGCTGGACCAAAAACCACAGCCACATTGACCACAGCTAATGACGACACAGCCTGTGTGAGATTTGACACCACTGCCAGTCTCACTTGTCAAGACATTGTGTGGAATCATGGTAGTTTTTCGGGCATGGTATACGGAGTAAAAACTGCTGAACAAATTGAAAGTGTGACATTTAGCAATGGATCATTTGACACACTGTTTCAGGGAGTGTATCTTGGAGATGCAGTTGCGCCGGCAGTGGGGCCAACTGGATTTAGGGCAGTGCAAAACATTTTTGACAACATCTATGGGGAAGGTATTGTGATTGAAAATGTTGGCAACAATTGTTCTGCCTACAATTCATTCTATGACGTGGGAAATCATTTTTTAGGCACAGCCAATCCTGCCACTGCTGTGATTGATATCAATGGCATCAACAATGTCAGCGTGGGTGACATGTTTGAACGCACTACCCAATATGCTTCGGCCTTGTTGCCCAGAATCAAATTGAACAATCTCAATGGTATTGCACTGGGCCAAAATGTCAGCAACATTGTGTTTTACCAACTGAACAGTGCCGGTGCCACTCCCTTTAACTTTGCCAACCAGTTGAGCCTGGGCACATATCAACGGGTCTCAGGCATTACTGACACACTAACTGACAACGTGGTCTCGGCTCGTACTTTGTTCACATTCGATGCCATTTATATCAAGGCTGTGAAAATTGACTACACGATCACGCGAGGCACAGCCATCCGAACTGGCACCTACATCATAGTAGCCGGTACAGATGCGGCCGGTACCAATTTACAGGGCAGTGACTCAGGTGTACAAAACTCTGCACCAGGGCAAACGTTCAGTGTCACTGAAGCAGCCAGTGTGGTCAGTTGGCAGTATGTCACAACCAGCACTGGTACCAACGCTACTATTTCATATTCGGTTACAAAACTAGCCTAATGTGGCCCAGAACTTTTGCCGAAAGGCTTGAGAGTTGGGCACAACTCCGCGAACAAGCCTCCACCGCTGATGTGGAAACAGCACTTGCTGCCATCAACTCCTGGTGGTTTCAAACCCCCTGGCGAGCATATCATTTGCACTGGGACGATCGAGCCGTTTGGCCCGATCCTTGGCAATTATTGAGCGATGATCTCTATTGTCCTCTTGCTCGTGGACTAGGAATCCTGTATACTATAACTATGCTGGATCGACCAGATCTGCAGGATGCTGTGTTGGCCGAGGTAGATAGTGACAATTTAGTCCTGGTCGCCAAAAAGAAATATATACTGAATTGGGATCCGGAGCAGATGTTAAATATCACTCTAGGGAGTTTCAAATCCCACCACAGCATTACGCAAGAGCAAATACAACAACAAATTAGGTAACAATGAAGCAAATTATAGTACAAAAGCGCAGTGGACGTCGCGAGCCACTAGCGTTGGAAAAATGGCAAGCACAAATAGCCAAGGTTTGTGCAGGCATAGCAGATGTAAGCCAGAGCATGATAGAGATCAAAGCCCAGTTACATTTTTATGATGGTATTACTACTCACGAAATCGACGGTATCACACTCAGAGCCATTGTGGACTTGATTGATGTAGAATCAAATCCAGATGTTGGGCACACCAACTATCAATATGTGGCAGGTAAACAGCGACTAAGCATGTTACGTAAGGATGTGTATGGTAGTTATGATCCTCCTCACCTGTATGAGATTGTGAAGAAGAATGTGGCCACTGGCTTGTATACTAGTGAACTGCTGGAATGGTATTCGGAAGACGACTGGAACCGTATGGAAGACATGATCGACCATGTGAAGGACGAACAGTATTCATATGCGGCTGTGGAACAACTGATCGAAAAATATCTTGTGCGTAACCGAAGCACAAAAGAGATTTATGAAACGCCACAAGTGCGTTACATGATTGCGGCTGCCACGGTGTTCCATAAAGAAGAACCCAACACAGCCCGTATGCGTTATATCAAGGAGTACTACAATGCCGCAAGTGATGGATTATTTACTCTTGCTACTCCCGTCCTTGCTGGTCTCGGTACCCCTACTAAGCAATTCAGTTCGTGCGTACTCATTCGCAGTGATGATGACCTGGATAGTATTTTTGCTAGTGGTGAGATGATGGCCAAGTATGCCAGCAAACGTGCTGGCATTGGTTTAGAGATTGGACGACTACGTCCACTGGGCTCGCCCATACGTGGCGGCGAAATCATGCACACCGGCATGATACCATTTTTAAAGAAGTGGTTTGGCGACTTACGCTCATGCTCACAAGGAGGTATCCGCAATGCAAGTGCTACAGTATTTTATCCTATTTGGCATCTTCAGTTTGATGATCTTATTGTACTTAAAAACAATCAAGGAACCGAAGAAACCCGAGTGCGTCATATGGATTATGGGGTTGTGCTTAGTGCTTTCTTCTGGAGACGATTTAAAAACAAAGAAAACATAACTTTCTTTGATCCCAACCAGGTACCTGAACTGTACGAAGCATTCTATGCCAACACCGAACGCTTTGAAAAACTTTATGTTGAATATGAAAAGCGTCGGGACCTGCGTACCAAGACCATGAGTGCAGAAGAAGTATTCAAGTCAGGCATACTCAAAGAACGTACTGACACTGGTCGTATCTATCTTGTGTTCATTGACAATGTCATGAACCAAGGGCCGTTTGATACCGAGTACCATACCATTTACCAGAGTAATCTTTGCTGTGAAATACTATTACCAACTAAACCGTTTAAGCGCCTGGATGATGATGCAGGGCGAATCGCCCTCTGTACGCTGGGAAGTATTAACTGGGGTGCATTCCGGAATCCTGAAGACATGCGGAGAGCTTGTAGAATTCTGCAGAGATCCTTGTGTAATATTCTTGACTACCAAGACTTCCTGTCAATCCAGAGTCAGTTATCAAATGACGAAATTCAGCCGCTTGGTATCGGTATTACTAACCTGGCTTACTGGCATGCCAAGCGAGGACTCCAATATGGTAACAAAGACGCTCTTGGAGAGGTCAAATCTTGGATGGAACACCAGGCCTTCTACCTTACCGAAGCAACAGTTGAGCTTGCTAAGGAGCGGGGCCGTTGCAAAGATTCGGACCGCACATACTACGGTAAGGGTATATTTCCCTGGGAACGACGTGCCAAAGGCGTAAATGAACTCGCCGATTTTACACCTGAACTAAACTGGGAAAGCCTACGTGCTGAGATGCGCAGTTACGGAGTACGCAATGCTACCTTAATGGCTATTGCACCTGTGGAGTCTAGTAGTGTAGTAATCAACTCTACCAATGGTATTGAAATGCCAATGAGCCTGATATCAGTTAAAGAATCCAAAGCAGGAAGCCTTACACAGGTTGTACCTGAGTATCACAAGTTGAAAAACAAGTATCAAATGATGTGGGCACAAAAAGACTGTGACGGCTATTTGAAGACCGCGGCTGTGTTAGCGGCCTATGTTGACCAAAGTATTTCGGTGAATACTTTTTATAATCCAGCACATTTTCCGGACCGTAAAATACCAACTACCCTAATCGCTAAAAATCTCATGGAAGCACATCGTCTCGGAATCAAGACCTTCTATTACAGTTTGGTGAATAAACAAGGAAGTAAATCTCTTAAAGAAGATTACCCATCTGAAACACTAGAGCCTATTAATTTTGACGAAGAAGATGGCTGCGAGTCGTGCAAACTTTAATAAGCAAATAGTAAATATTATTGTTTTATGATAAATAATAGTATGAATTATAAAAAGCACTATGACAAATTAGTTGACCGCAGTCGCAATAGAATGTTAGATGGATATGTTGAAAAGCATCATATTGTTCCAAGATGTCTTGGCGGTGCAGATGATACAAGTAATATTGCTATTCTTACTCCAGAAGAACATTTTTTAGCACATCAACTGTTGATTAAAATGTATCCAGGGAATAGAGATTTGATTTATGCTACTCAATTAATGACAACGCATCACACTAACGTAAGAATTAACAATAAGTTATTTGGTTGGTTGAGAAAACAATGTGCATTAGCCATGTCAACTCAAATGAAAGAATATCAAAGAATACATGGGCACCCAAGGGGAATGGCAGGTAAAAAACATACAATAGAATCTAATGCACAAAGGTCAGTGTCTTGTAAAAAAGCAATGATTGAATCAGTTGGTGTAAAAGTTTATGCTTACCATTTAGATGGTAGTTTTTATAAAGAGTATGCAACGCTAACAGATTGTGCAACAGATTTACAAACTAGTGCGTCTAATGTGAAATACACTGCTGAGAAAAAATTTACACATTGCAAAGGTAAACAAATTCGATATGATTTTGTAGAATCTATACCACCAAGGAAAAGTCGATTAGATGGGGTTAAAAAGTACAAATTAACTTGCCCGCATTGTGATAAAGAAGGAAGAGGTCCAGCAATGAAGCGATTCCATTTTGATAGATGTAAAGAATTTAAAGGAAACAAATGAACAGTATAGAAAAGATCTGGGCCCGGGCCACTGGACACTTGATGGGTGAGTCCGATCATGACCGCCCAGATGTGCCTATATTGACTCTTAGAGAAGCCCGAATTGCCTTGTTCTTCAAAACATTTTGGGTCGTAATACATGTTGTGACCTGTGGTTTCATCATAGCAAATACAATAAGACATTGGAACAATTAAATGTTAGAAACCTGTTGTGATATATTAGTAGATGCGTACAAACGCAATTGGATAACCAGTAGAGATGGCAATATCTCTATTCGTCATCATGACCGTGATCATTTTTATATCACACCGTCAGGTGTGCGTAAACAAACCATGCAACCTGATCAGTTTAAAAAGATTGGCATAGAGAAAGGTTACTATGACCAGCCTCCGCGGCCGTATCATGTAAGCAAAGAATTAGTATACACTGATATTAGTAAAAATCTAAAACCCAGCGGAGAACTTCCGTTACACTTTGGACTGCAAAAAGAAATGGGACAACATAAGGATGATGTTAGAGTTGTTGTTCATGTGCATCCAACCTATTGTATTGCGGCCATGCATGCTGGCATTGATTTAAGTACAATCAGTGATGCGTTTCCAGAACTCAATCGTTACACACGAGTAGCACCCAATGTAGGAGATGTAGCACCTATCAGTCAAGAACTTGCTGATGCATGTCACAGTAATTTGGAATTGGATCCAGCAGGCAATATCAAATTTGATATTGTAGGCATCAAAGGACATGGAGTTGTGGCCATTGATGTCACACCATGGCGAGCGTTTGAACACATCGAACGCCTCGAACATATTTGCAAGATAGTTCTTGCATCAGGAAAATATTAATGTCAAAACAACAATACAATTTAAAAACAAAAACAGACTATCTCAATAGAAAGATGTTCTTGGACCCAGCAGGTCCTGTGACCGTACAACGCTTTGAAGAAGTCAAGTACAACAAACTGGTCAAGTACGAACAAGAAGCACGTGGCTTCTTTTGGGTACCAGAAGAAATCTCATTGACCAAAGACGCACAAGACTTCAAAGACGCCAGCGACACAGTCAAGCATATCTTTACATCAAACTTGCTACGTCAAACAGCACTGGACAGTTTACAAGGACGTGGACCCAGTCAAATTTTTACACCTGTTGTGTCAATCCCAGAACTAGAAGCCCTGGTCTACAACTGGACATTCTTTGAAACCAACATTCACAGTCGTAGTTACAGTCACATCATTCGCAACATCTACAATGTGCCCAAGGATGTGTTCAACACAATCCATGACACACAAGAAATCGTTGACATGGCATCCAGTGTGGGCAATTACTATGATCGACTACACATGATTAACTGTCGCAAAGAGTTGCTGGAAGAGTTTCCAGAACGTGAACACATCAAGGCCATCTGGATGGCACTGAATGCAAGTTATGCCTTAGAAGCATTCCGCTTCATGGTGAGTTTTGCCACAAGCCTGGCCATGGTAGAGAATCGTATCTTCATTGGCAATGGCAATATCATTCAGTTGATCCTGCAAGATGAAATGCTACACAAAGAGTGGACTGGTTGGTTGATCAATCAGGTGATCAAAGAAGATCCAAGATTTGCTGAGGTCAAGGCCGAATGTGAAGGCGAAGTATACCAAATGTATCTGGATGTGATTCGTGAAGAAAAAGCCTGGGCCGACTATTTGTTCAACAAAGGTCCAGTGATTGGTCTTAATGCAAACATTCTCAAAGACTTTGTGGACTTCACCGCATTCAATGCACTCAAAGAAATTGGCATCAAGTACACTGAAGAGCATCCACGCTCAACACCTATACCTTGGTTTACCAAGCACGTGGACACCAGCAAGAAGCAGACGGCCTTGCAAGAAAATGAATCGACCAACTATGTGATTGGGATTATGAGCGACAGTATAGATTATGAGGAGTTACCAGAACTATGAGAAATTTGTTTAATTTAATGGAAGACCAAGGCGTTACAGATGCATGGTTTCGCGACGGAGGATTTGAAACTTTTAAAAAGCCTATTCCTGTTCCATATACTATCGCAAAGCAGGACGGTGTTACTAAAACTTTAGAAGGTCCTGTTCCGCATAAGATGGGTCATTACATTATGGGCCCGGGCCCTAAAGGAGAATTCTGGCCTATGGATCCAGATAACTTTCATAGCAAGTATGACGATAACGGAGATGGTACTGGCACACCAAAAGGCGGCGTTACTAAACTGGCCAAACTAGCAGACCACGACGGTATAATTAAAGCCACTTGGGGCGACTTAAATTATACCAAAGGTAATGACTACATTGTGCGTCATGGCCCGGGTGATTACGGCCCGGTTAAGAAAGATATCTTTTTCAAAACGTACGACACATCACAACTACAAGGAAAATAAAATGAAAGCCATTGTATGGAGCAAATATCATTGCCCTTACTGCGACCAGGCCAAGGCCTTGCTCAAGCAGAAGGGTATTGCATTTGAAGAAAAGAAAATTGGTGACGGATACACCAAAGAAGACCTATTAGAAGCAGTTCCAAATGCTCGCACCGTGCCACAAATATTTCTTGGCGAAGAGCTAGTGGGAGGCTTTAATGAGCTCAAACAACGTCTCACTTGATAGCATCACAATAGACTGGTTTCGACAAAATATTCCAGACTTTGAAACCAAACACTTTTTTACTGCTGACTGGTTTTCAAATGCTGTTGTAAATTTTGAATTTGTCAAGGCTCATGCAGATCAAAAGCTATCATCAATACTAGAGATTGGTTCACACGAAGGTCGTGCCACTTGCTGGATGCTGGAAAACTTGCTGGCAGAAAACGGCACAATTACTTGTATAGATCCTTTTGGTAACCTACCATTAAATGCCTATACCAACGATGATTTGCCAGAACACCTTATTATTCAAGACATACACAAACACAATACAGATCTAGCAAAGTCGCCTACACAAACAGTTGAGGTCATGCCTGTCATGAGTTATCACGGCCTAGCACAGTTAATTGTGGATCGTCGCGAGTTTGATTTGATTTATGTAGACGGAAGTCATTGTTCCGATGCTGTGTTGGCAGATGCTACCATGGCATTTGGTTTGCTAAAAAGTGGTGGCTTCATGATATTTGACGACTACTTGTGGCGTGAGTCCCTGGATGTGCTGGACCATCCTAAAATGTCCATTGATGCTTTTGTGAACATGTTTCAAAAACATATCAGCATTGGCATGATCAATTATCAATACGTTATACAGAAAGTTTAAAATGCAAATAGTAGCAGAAACAGGTAAAGTTTACACCTTTAAGTTAAACTCAGGAGAAGAGCTCATTGCCAAAGTTAAAACAATTGACACTGAGTGTTTGACTATTGAAAATCCTGTGAGCGTTGCGCCCGGTCCGCAAGGACTTGGCCTAGTGCCGTCAATGTTTACCGCAGATCCTGACGCAGAAATCAAACTAAATAGCAATAGTGTGTCAATTTATGCACTAACTGACGATGCAGTCAAAATGAAATACATCGAGGCCACAACTGGTATCAAAGTACCAGAGAAAAAACTTATATTGGGATAAAATGCCAGCAGTACAACGAGATGGTGATGCAAATGGCGCAGGGGGAGTGGTCTCTGGCGGTGTTGCCTCTGTGCGTGTGAATGGCAGTCCAGTTACTGTGAACGGTAATCCTGTCAGTGCCCATGCACCATACGGTAAGCCACATCCACCACACGCGGCCGCAAGCACAACAGGTGGTAACGGTACAGTACGAGCCGGCGGCATACCTGTGATCACCACAGGATGTGCCGACACCTGCGGACATGCCCGTGCTGGTGGTTCAGGCGATGTTAGGGCGGGATAATGCCCAGTATTCTTAGTCCCTTACAGTTAACTGCCTCGGTTGCCTTGTTACAAAATCAAGGTTTGAAACCGTTTCCGGCCGCATTGGCCACTGCTATTGCCGCATTCAATGCCACCACAGTGATCAGCAATTTTATTGCCGCGGTTAATTTTTACAAAGCTCAGTCATTCGCTACCGAATCAACGTTGACTAGTTTGTTGAGCATTGGTGCTACAGAATGTCCTGCACTAGGCAACAGCATACCAGAAACGCCTATAGGCTTTTATCCTTATCTTGACAGCGAATATCTAATTAACTATCTTGGCGCCGAAGATGGTAGTACCATTGACCCATCGGGATTTTCAAACTTAATAGAACAAACTTGTGCGGCCTATCTTGGTAACGGCGATGCTGGCAAGTTCGGTCAAGGATTTGTGGCTATGCAAGGCTACATTACCACAACCAATCAGTACATCAACAGTTCAGCAAATGCCAATCAGTATCTTGGACCCCTGTTTACCAACATGGATGATTTGATAACAGCCAACATAGCCAGCATGAGCACCGATTTGCCCAATTTTGGAGTTGACCTTGCTAACCAGGGCAACTTGTGGAACATGGGCAAACTAGATCTGTACGGCACACCTGCAGGACTCTTGCAACAGATATCAGCCTTGGCTGGCATACGAGGACGCACAGTTCCAGAACTACAAAACGCCATGATCAGCATGGGATTATCTGCCAGCAACATTGCTGACCTAGTTAACGATAATCGGGTGGGGTTGAACAATTCCACAGGTCTTACACAAAACGAATTTGATAAACTACAGTTGTTGGCGTACAATGCCACTACCATGATATCAGGTGATGCATTGGCACAGATTCTAGATATCCTAGGAGTGACCACTCCCAATATTGATAGTCTTGATGATTTGTTTAACCCTGTTATCATGTTTCCACTCAGTTATGCATCATTACAAACTCCCAGTCCCAACGGCGCCATACCAATCTTCAACTCAACCGGTGCGGTCAATTCCAGCATCACTCCCATCGTCAACAGTTACTTGCCCACAGCGTCGGGCTGTGATGAACTGGGCAAGATTATTCCGCCTGCTCAGGCCACAGCCAACAAAGCCATCCAAGTGTCATTCCAACAAATCAACAACATACCTGTCACCACATTGCCAAAGTTGGCCAACTCAGTATTAGGCAATGTTAACAATCCTTGGAACGTTACACAACCATACTTGCCCAACGCTGTGGTCAGTTCAGGTGCTCCAGTACCCACTTATTATCGTGCCACAACGGATGTGCCCGCTGGTGCAGATATCAACAATACTGCCTACTGGACTCCTACCACGCTAGGTGGAATTAGCACTATGGCTGGCTTGCCATTGATTGAAGCACAAACCACACCAGTCGATAGTTCAGTAACTGATTATATTTCAACCACTATGGCCACAGGCACAGGACCCGATGGTACTATTACCACTTATGATGTACTTGGTTTAGCATTAGACGCAGACGATTTTGCTACAAGACTTATTGACGTGGCTGATATTATCGATGGCCTTGGCACCGGCCTAGATGATTTATCTCAAATCTATATTGACATGTTGAGTTCGGTAAACGATGCTGCCATGATAACACTCATTGCCAATGCCAATGCAGAAATAGCAAGTATCAGTTCGGTGCACCCTGCTCAAGTGACCACATTGAATACCGACTGGATCTACATGGCCAACCTAATGAACCTGAGTGCCAAGTACACTACCGAGGCTGGTATTGACTATTTTCTCTTGCAATCCGGTGATAAGAATAGTGTGTACTCGTTTGTACAAAACTTACCCAATTACGGACTAATCACAGCTGAAGGTGACGCGGCCGAGTTTTTGCAAAACATCGCTGACACTACGACCCTTGGTGGGCAAGCCATCGTGGGTGTGATGCGTGAAGGTCGTAACAATGCAAGATTGAGTGCGGCTGGTTTGTACAACACCAATCAAATACCCAGCAACCCAGAAATCTCCCCAATTCCGGTAATTGATCCAGTCACCTAAGAAAAACGGCTACTTTGAGGTTGATTTTGTATTGACTTAGTACAAATACGCATATATAATAGCGGATGACTTACGTCATTCTACTTTTAAAAGGAAAAACTAAATGAAGAAAATCTTCGCAATAATGATTGCACTTGCGGCCACCTCTGTGTTTGCTCAAAGTGCTGTCAACATCACTGGCTTGGTTGATACCGGCCTGTTGTTTACCAATGCAGCCACTGGTGTCAACACCAAAGGTCTTGCCGCCAGCAATTCAGCCACCACAGTGTTGAACATTGCCGGCACAGATGATTTAGGCGGCGGACTCCGTGCCAATTTCAAACTACAACTCACACCCGATTTCATCAATGGCGCCGGAGTTGAAGGAACCACATACAACTCAACCACCGCAGGCACTGTGGGCGTGGGTCAAGAAGCCTTTATCGGCACAGAAGCCAATTGGGGCACTGTGAAACTTGGTCGTGTGAATTCCAACATCTTGGATGCATGGGGCAACGGATCTGTGTTTGGTACAGCCATTGGATCAGGTTATGGTTCAAACGGCAACATCTTCACAAGATACAGTGCCACAGCAACTCACACCGCACAAACAGCACCTACTCGCTTCAATGGAGCCATTCGTTATGAGTCTCCAGCAGTGGCAGGTGTGAGTGGTTCTTATTTGTATGTGCCACCAAGTGCCAGCGTCAATGCTCAGAGTGTGGTTGACTATGGTGTAAAATATGCCAATGGTCCCGTGAGTGTGCAGTATGCCTCTCAACGTATCGAACAGTCGGGCACTTTGGCCACTACCACAGCATCATTCATTGCCACTGGTTCACAGGCCTTGACTGATGGTACCAACAACACTCTCAGCATGTTGTCTGCCAACTACAAGATTGGTGCCGCAACTGTGTATGGTGGTCGTTGGACAGAAAAACAAAACACAGCCACCGCTATCGACCAGACTGGACAAATGTTTGGTGCCAAGTACACCGTTGGTGCCACCAGCATCATGTGGTCAACTGGCGCCAGCAACGAAAAGAGCACAGCCAATGTAGACAAGAAAATTCTTGGTTACGGTGTGGATCATGAACTCAGCAAGAGAACCAACTTGTATGCACGTTTTGACACACGCGATGCTGACACCAACACAGCAGGTGCCACAGCCACCGCTGGTGTAACAAAGCGCACCGCAGTTGGCTTACGTCACACGTTCTAATACCAAAGTATTACTGATCAAAAAGTAATACTAAAGTACTACCAAAGCCCTGCAAGTTTGCGGGGCTTTTTTTTTTGGTTGACCAATAATTGCTCTTTTGCTATAATATAGACATAGAGTAACAAAACAGGAGCCATAATGACTGTAGCAGACTTAATCGAAATTCTCCGCACCATGCCCGCAGATGCTCGTGTGGTTGCACATGACAGCGACTGGGGTTACACCACTCCTCTTGTAGAAGTAGATGACGACGGCGAAGTTGTGATCTCCGCAGGTTGACCAATAATTCCCAATTTGTTATAATACTTGTATAGAAACTTAACAGGAGCCCAGAATGGAAAAACTCTCATCAATTCAACAAGTTAACTCTGCTATCATGTTTGGTACGTGGACCGATGTGGAACTTCGTAGCATGGCCGATGCCATTCGTTTCAATCAGATCAGTCTTCGCAAGCAGGTCAAACGTAGTCTGGATGTGGGCGTTAGAGTGCGTTGGGTCAGTTCCAAGAATCCCGCAGGTGCCACAGGCACAGTGAAAAAGATCGCTATCAAGTATGTCACAGTCCGCAATGACCGAGACGGCGGCTTGTGGAAGATCCCGGCCAACATGCTGGAGATAGTTGAAGGACAGATGGTGACAGCATGAACTTTCGTTCTTGGTGCAGAGAAAAGTGGTACGAGCATATGGACGAACTGATTAGTTACGGGCTTGAACCACAGTTAACCGCACAGGAATATTTTCTCCAATATAAATTTTGGCTCAAACGTGAATATAGACATCAACAAGGAGTGAAATAATGGGTCTCGACATGTATGCATACACCGCCGCCAAAGAACAGGCAGACTACGAAACTGGTCAACGTGAACTCGCCTACTGGCGCAAGCATCCTAACCTGCACGGTTGGATGGAACGACTTGCTAAATCTAAAAATGTAGAGTACGGCACATTCAACGGGGTTGAACTGGAACTCACCTGGGCGGATCTAGATGAACTGGAACGTGCAATAACGCACAATCAACTACCCTCTACCCAAGGCTTCTTCTTTGGCAACGAAGCAGATGACTTCTACAAAGAACAAGATCTTGAATTTATCAAGAAAGCCCGAGCAGAATTGTTCATGGGTTTAAAAGTGTTTTATAACTCTTCATGGTAACCACTTAAATATATGAATGAAACCGACTTTGCAAACGAAAGGTTTGACAGCATAGTGGCGGCAGGATGGATCCGTGATCTAGAAAGTTCGGACAGTCGCATACACAAAGAAAAAACAATTGAAAAAGCATTAATGGCCGCCAAGTTGGGCAGTGCCGATGCACAATGTTTTCTCTTTAATTGCTACCAGGCTTACAATCCTTTCTACACTTTTAACATCCGTCAGGTACCTGAAACTGAGGGTCTGACTGGTCGGCCCAACCCTTGGACAAAGTTTTGGGCATTGCTGGAAGCCCTACGCACAAGATCTACTACAGGTAATCGTGCTAGAGAAGCCATTGAACAAATGAGTCAACAGTTTGACTCAGACGAGTGGAACAATTTGGCTCGACGTGTGATGATCAAGGATCTGCGTTGTGGCATCTCAGAAAAAACACTAAACAAAGTACTGGGCAAAACAGAGTACAAGATTCCTGTTTTTACTTGTCAACTGGCACAAGACTCCACAGATCAACCCAAGAAACTCCGAGGTATCAAACGCCTGGAAGTCAAACTGGATGGTGTGCGAGTACTAGCAGTGGTTGACGGCAGTAATGTTTCCTTGTTCAGTCGCAACGGCAAAGAGTTTGAGAACTTTCCACAGATTGCAGACGCTATTGAAGATGCTCGCAAACACTTTCAGTGGGGTCGTGGCACAGGCGGACGTTTCGTATTAGACGGTGAGATTGTGGGAGAAAGTTTCCAGAAACTCATGAAGCAGGCACATCGCAAGAGTGATGCTGAAACTTCGGGCATGGTGTATCACATATTTGATATTCTCCCATTAGATTCATTGCAAGAAGGACATTGCAATATACAACAGTACAAACGCATTGAGTGGATTGAGAGTGCCCGAGACCGCTTGTTAGAGACACCTTGCTTGAGAATCATGAACGGCCTGGATGTGGATCTGGACACAGCAGAAGGGCATGACATCATGAACCGTTTTGCACAAGACGCTGTGGCAGAAGGTTTTGAAGGCATCATGATCAAGAGCCTGGATGCACCTTATGAGTGCAAACGTAGTGATTTTTGGATGAAATGGAAACCCACAATCAGTGTTGACCTCACTATTGTGGGATTTGAGCAAGGAACAGGTCGCAATGAAAATAGACTTGGTGCTATAATATGTGAAGGAGAAGACAATGACCGTAGAATTCATGTTAATGTTGGTAGCGGGTTTAGTGATACTCTTCGTGATGAGTATTGGGCCAGTAGGGATCAGCTACTTGGTCACTTGGTTGAAGTCCAAGCGGACGCAGTCACCCAAAATCAAGACGGAACCTACAGTCTCCGATTCCCGAGATTCTTGAGATTTAGAGACTTTGACGCAGGAGAAAAAGTTTAATGACCGCTTTACATGACATTGTGTTGGTGGCTGTGATGGTAGCACACAGTGCGTTTGGACCTGCACAACTGGAATACCAATCAGTTGATTATTTTAACTCTTGGACTCGGTGTCGCCAAGAGCAACAGCGATTGAGTCAAAAACAAGATAAAAAAATTGCATACATTTGTCTTAAGGTTGATAGGTCATAAATGACAACACGATCAGCCAATGGTGTTCGCGGACACTTGTTAAATTTAATCGACGGAACTGTGGTGTTTCGTGTGTATGATGCTGAACACAACTTTGTGGATTATGATTTGCATCATTCAGACTTGACTGTGGTCATTGACGATGACGATGCGTTCTTGTATCAGGACGAATCGGGTGCAAAACTAGATCACAGTCCAGCAACACTAGGAATACAAAAATGAAAATTGGACTCAGTTACAGCCGGTGCGTTCGCGATATTGTGGACGGTACAGTAGACATCAACGATGTGCTGGTGCTGATCACTCGTACCGATTTTGATCCGCATGATGATGCACAATGGCAAGGCATCTGGATAGGTTACGGTGGTGGTACGGACAATGCATACAGCCGTGGTTTCTTTAGTCAGAGCAATCCTGAATGGGCTGGCTATCATGATGAAGATCGTTTCCGTAGTGTCAGCATTGAACTTTGGGAAACTGGCCGACTACATCAGCCACGCAAGTTTGGTGCTCGTCCTACTCGTCGCCCTGAAATATGGTTGGAAACTGTGCTACCTGATTCAGAGATGATGAATCGTCCCGCAGTGAAAGATGCCTGGGATCAGTTTCAGACCATTGCAGGGCTAACCAATACCAAATTGGATCGAGAATACCGATGACTAAACGAGTAGGACCTATTACGCTGGACAGCGACGCCGCTGATTGTATCACTGTGCTAAATTTAAAAGACTACAGATCATACCTCAAGAAAGAACTGTCAGAGTGGAAAAAGAATCCACGAACCGAAACCAATCCCGATGGATATTGGTTGCACCCAGAAGATGTTGAGATCAACACTCGCATGATTGAAGCAATGAACACAGTAATCAAGTACTTTGGAGAATAAATGAAAAAAATCTATTACGAAAAACGTGGACGCAGATATGTGCCTGTGAGTGAGTATGATAGTGAGTACT